GCTTTAACTCATACATTCTGAAATTAAAGAAGTCGCCATCAACCTCATAACGATAGGCTCTGTAGCGTACATTATCTTCTTCAATTTTCTTAATATCAGCTGTAATGACACGGGTCTGAAAGAACGAGTAACCTGTTTGCACGAAGGCTTGTTCTGCCGTCCATGGCTGGTTCTGATCGAGCAAGGTCTGCTCGGCACCTGCGGTCTCTGTCTTCCATCTTATCCACGCTAATTGCTCGGCGCTGATCTTGTGACCATAAAACTCTTTGACCGCATCGATCATCTCGCGTTCTTCAAACTCAGGGGGATGAAGACCATGCTGTAGGAACCGCGGATCTTTACGGGCAATCTTATTCGTGTCGCCAGCCCACCATCCAACAAAGAACGAGCGTGCCGTCAGCGGATCATTAAGACCATCGACATAGCGTGTGCGCCAATGGTTAAAACCTTTTGCTGTGGACTCATAAATAAACAAACGATTTGGATTGGTCTGAGCGAAACCTTCTTCTAGAGATTTCAAACCCTCTGCCGACCCATACGCCGCAACCTCCGTCAAATGACCGAAGGCGTACCCAACACCTTCGCCCCATGACGTCCCTTTGTCTTTCGTCCCTGCGACGAGCAAGTCAAGTCGTGCGCCATTTGAGAACTGCAGCATCTGGCGATTGGATCGTACAATCTTGAACGTATCCCCAAAGTACCCTTCGGGAAACGACTCAACATATTTCTCGAGCAGCATTCTGTTCGCTTCACGGTTTTTCTCCGTATCTGTCACAAGGCAACCGATGATGTTGGGGTGCAGCGCCATCCAGAACACATCGATCGCCAATGACACAGTCGTCACACCAAGCTGGCGCGATTTTAAACAATAAAACTTATGGATGTCATTATCGAGGCCAGAGCCGACTTCTTGAATAAAACGCCGCTGGCTCTCCCACAACTCCAGCTTCGCGCCACGTTCATCTTGCGACGTTGATTCCTTCGACGAGATACGAATATCCGCGATAAAGTCTTGAAACAGTTTGAGCCATTTCGATGATTTTACCGTCATAATAAACCAGAGTTTTCACGCCAGCTTTTCATGGCGTATTTATCCTCACCCGATAACTCGGTAAAAATATCATATTGTTGCGGATCTTGCGGCTCCTTGGGCGTTTCGATCTCAACTGGCGCTAAATTCCAATTCAGCTCCATACCGAACACAGCTGCAAAATCATTAACAGTTTCATGCGTAATAGCACGCTCTGACCATTTACTCACAACACCTGCGCATCGCTCGATCATGTTATCCATGCTTATCATTCGGCTTCTCCTGATCTAAGCCAACTTCGATGAAACGTCGCGCCGCTTCGGTATGTGAGAGTTTTACAGTTTCTGCATAACTCTTAAGCCGATCTAAAAAAGTAGAGGACACGGGGACTGTTACCTTTTCCCGTTTAGCGTCCTCTTTTTTCTTATAGACTCGAGGCATCAGGTTTTCTTCTTTTTACTCTTGGGTGGGTGCGCATAATCACCCAGATTGGCGATGCGATTTACGCCGACTGAAGACACCTTCTTTTGCACCTTGGGTGTGTCTTTCAATTTAGCGCCAACAGGTTGTGTTGAAGGGCGCTTAATCATTTTTATTTTCCTTTTTTAGCTGCTGTGCGCTGGGTCTGTTTTGCCGCAGCGACAGCTTGCTTGATGGGCTTTCCTTCTTTGACCATCTTGCCAATGTTTTCGCTAACAGCTTTATTTGATGATGATTTCTTAAGGGGCATTTCGATCTCCGTTTCCTCGATCTCTATGAGGTTTGTCTGGGTTATTGCGAGCCATTTCTGTCACCACTCCTCCGACGACGGGGTTTGTCGACCCCATCATGGAACATGGTTTCTTGGCTAATATCAAGCCCTACAGGCTCCTGATCTCCTGCCAGCAAATCTGAAACAGCATTTTCTGAAGTGCCTATAGGCGCTTGAGCAGGATCAGCAGTCTCTTCATCCACCTTTTCAGGCGCTGCCATTTGTGTTGATACACTTGTCTTATCCTCAGATGTAACTGCGGCAGGAGCGCGGTGTTTATCCAACACGTCCCTCACACAGGCTGATACCATCCCGACGGCGGCTCTATACGCCGAGATCGAATCTTTTGTGCGGTGGTTCATGGGCACATCCCACACCGCACTCTCTGCCGCTTTCTTCAACGTCCCAGCAAGGTCGTCTAAGAAACTCTCTAATTCTGTGTTCATAAAAACTCCCAACCTGATGCCATCCTATCAGATGAATTTTAATTTGACAAGTTGTCCGTAAAGGGTGTGACGGCATCAACAATCATGTGGATACGATCGGTCAAGCCGTTATTGGTGGCCGTATGCGTCATCTTGTGATTAAACCACCAGACGCTGCCGGCCTCCCAATGAAGGGACTGCCCGCCCGTGGTGTTCACACATTCCGAATTGGTTGAAATCACAACATGAAACCGCGCAAAATGATCGGCATACAGCCCCTCATCGATGTGGGGCGTTACATAACCGCCGGGTTTTAATTTTACTATCAAAACCCGCCCCAATTCAGTGATCGGCAACATTTCCCGCAACTGCTCGATCAGCACCATGGCCTGTGGAAAGAGATTCATGTGGGGGTAGTCATAACTGCCGAGGTCGTTGAAGTAATCTTCTGGGTAGAAACTCTTAGGCCCTCTAATAAAGATCGTCTCGGTGTCCGCATGGGCTGACCCCTCATAAGTCTGCCGTATCGTGATGTCCTGCCATGAAGGCGTGTTCATCAACTCGGCATAAAGGGGTAAAACATTTAACCCACTCATCACTTCAATGGCTGTGTTCATATCCATCCTCGCAATCGCAGCGCCACATTATCAGGGCATATTGACCATGATGTGTCCCCGCAAAATCCGCAACAATCATCCAGCCAGCTCTGTGATAATTGTCGATCTGGCTGTAGGTCACATATCTAAACCATCCTGTCCTTACGGGTTCTACACATAACGGGCGATATATGCCACGAAGATGATCGCCATGAGTGTTGCTATCTCGATAATCCATCTTGTCATCCGCTCTCCTTCAATCAATGCAGCTCCATTGCCATCGTCCGATACACTGTCGCCCGTGAAATCCCCAACCGCTTCGCAATAGCCGTTGCCCCTTCACCCCGCGACACCGCCTGTTTAATCAATGTGGGGTCAACAACAGGTGGTCGGCCTTTTCCGATGTACTTACCTTGCTCCTTGGCACGCTGGATGCCAGCCGCTTGACGCTCCCGCCTGATTTCATTCTCAAACTCAGCGAACACACCAAGCATGGATAAGAACGCACGGCCTGTCGGATTACCGGTGTCGATCTGCTGTTGCAAGGCGATCAGGCTGATACCGCGATCGTTCAAATCATGGACGATGTTGGAGAGATCACGCACTGATCGAGCCAATCTGTCAACCCTTGTGACGACCAAGGTGTCGCCTTCACGAAGAAACTGAAGCAAGATCTTCAGCTCTTCGCGGTTGTCGAGAGCACGGGCGGACAGTTTTTCGGAACGTATCATGTCGCAAGATGCGGCTTTTAGGGCTTCCAGCTGGATGGAAAGGTCCTGATCTTTGGAAGAAACGCGTGCATATCCGTATTTCATGGTCATCTCCTGTTCGATTAAACGTTTGATTCCATTACAGAATAAGTAAAAAAGGACAATCTGTCAACATGAAAAAATTTTTTGGGGGGCACGGGTAGGGAGGCGCCGAAAAAATTTTAGTTCTGGTCCATTTGCTTTTTAAAATCAGAAAAATTTTTGAGGGAAGGCCCTGCCCCCTAGCCTCCCCTACCCCCGTCCTCACCTGACCTGCGTAGCACCTACCAGAAACTAAGGGGTGAGCGAAGCGAACGCCGCAACTGAGCGAACGAAGTGAGCGAAAAATTTTTTTTTTATTGCAAAGCCTTTTGGGCTTTACGCCTCAACGGCTCGGCGGGGCACGAGCGAGCGAAGCGAGCGAAGCGCGGCGGTTTTTTCGGCCTTTCCTGACCTAATCTGGTGATTGAGTCGGGCGCGGTCTTAATCAAAGCGCAAGTCTTAAAAGGGTCTGGCGCATTTTGAGACACCAGAATCAAGGGTTCTGAGACATAAAGAAACACCAAAACGACGTTTTGTCGGGAGTACACCCCAAAGAAACAAGGCGGGCGAGCTTTTTAGGATGATCGGGGGTGAGGGTTCTGCGGGTTATGGGGATTAAAAGCTGGTTTTTTTTGGGTGGCATAGGGTTTGCGGGACGCATTTACCTGCGCTGCACGCCTAGCGCCATGCGGAGTCGGTCGGCAAGGGCTGGGGGGCTGGTGTGACGGGTGCGCGTTTCGGTGCGATTGGCGTGAGCTGTTCGGTCGGTTGTGATCGCGGCGGTTTGTTTGCGAGTGCGCGGAGTCGTTGGGAGACGCGGCCTTTTTCGCCCATGGCGGTAACAGCTGCGCGGCGCTGTTTGTAGTGCTCATCTGCTTTTTTTAATAGCGGTGCAAGTTCTTCGAATATAATCATGATTTCTTTTTTGTGCTCCATCCAAGTCGATCGATGCGCTCGCATTATTCCGCGTAAATTATCGCCGTCTGGTGGAATCGGTCTACACTCTGTCAAAATAAAGTGAAAAATTAAGCGGCATAGCATACCAAACGCGGCGCTCGGAAGCGTTAAAGCGAGCGGGTGGCTCGTCAAGATCTCGATTGCAAAAGCGGGGAGTCTTTTCGGTGGT